ACCTTTGTATGTTGTATGTCAGACAATACCTACTTTAGCTTGTTTAATCTCTTTTCCTATCTTAGAGTTTGTTGGTACAGCGTTCAAATTTGTATTGGGTTTAAATGTGTTATGTGATTACTTCATCAATATCTTGCGTCCTTACATCATTCGTGAATATTGAATCATCCTTGTAGTCTTTCTCTCATTCCTAACTTAGAGAACTCAGCGAGACATACTTTAAACTTACTCGCTAACTCACCTGATAGATCAGCGTCTATTTCTTCGTTAGTGTGATAAAACTTCGGTGTCTTATTAAACAATGACTTCTTAGCTACGAAGAATTTACCTGTTTCGGGATGTGGACCCGCGAAGATAGCTGGTGCACCATCCCACTTGACTGTTACATTTAGTTTACTACCTGAACCACCTTTAAACATATCTCTCAATGATTGTAGAAACTCTATAGCACTTCTACCACCAGCAATACCGAAGTTTAGAATCTCATCTTCAAGATGTTCTAAGTGTAGATTTTTACCTGCTGCTTCTGTTAAAAATTCCATACTACTCTAATTTTAAATGTGCTGCTGACCATTCAGACATTGATTTACCATACTTAAGTAATGATAATGCTAATTTTTTCTGATCTTTTTGAGGCATACTTGACATCAAACTGACTAATTTTAATGTTTGAAATCTTGAGTTAACAATAGCTTTACCCTTATTCTCAGGTAACTTCTCTTTGTTTAACATTTCAATAAATTGTTTTTCATTTTTAAAGGCCATGTCATAGTTTTTCTTCATAGCACCTCGTGCAAACGATAATTTTCTATTACTTTTTACTATTTTCCAAGATTTTTGAATTTCTTTAAATTTCTTAATACCAGTTTTACTTAATGAATACAACCCTGTATTTCTGTTGTAGTCTAGTATATCAGCACCACCAACAGCTGTAATCTTAGATTTGAGTTTCGAACCTGTGAAAGTATCAAGTAATCCTAAATTAACTTTACCTTGAACAGCGTCAGCACCTTTAGCTGTTCCTTCACCTCTAATTGGTTCTGTTGCTTTACCATTAAATATTCTAAATCCTAATGATATACCGTCTAGGCCTGTACCTTCAAACTCTATAGCAGCTGATAATGCCCACAACTTACTAAGTTTCATATTGATGTTTTTAAGTTCGTATGGTTCTTTTGTTTTATCATAATTAATATAATTCAATTTACCACTTCCTTTTTTCAAAGATATACCAATCCATCCCTCTACATTCTTTATACTATTAAAACAGTAATTATTTAACGCTGTCAATGATGTATGACTAGGTAAACTACTGTATTCTAACCAGACATCTGCTGGATTCCATTTGTCAATATTTAATTTTTCATTAAAATTGTTTTCATATAATTCTCTAGCTTGTTTATTTATTTCTAATTTTGAATCATCTTTAACATATCTTTTAGGTATCTTTGTACCGATCTTTTGCATTAAAACATTTACTTGTTTTCTATGTGATAGCATCCATGAAGGATTATCTTCAAGATACTTAACTAATGACATAGCGTTTTTATCTGTTACTCCATCTACTTTTGAATAAACTTTTGAGTCTATCATTTTAATTTTGATTGATTCTTCATCATCTTTAGCACCGTGTTGTCTAGCTGACAACACTAATAAGAATGATGTTTCATTATCTGCTGTTGCTGTAGTACCTCTACCGGCTACTTTACCAGCCAGATGTAACGCGTATACATCTCCATCAAGTTCAAATTCAAACATATCAAACGCTGAACTTTCATTCTTACCTGATAATGGTTTAATTATTTTAACTGAGGATGCACCTAAATCTGTTTTAAGAATTTTCTCAAATTCTTGAGATGAAATATTACCTACATTACCTATTCTTTTCTTATTAGAAACTGTATCAAGATCCGGACTTAAATCAGCTACAGTTTGTTGTAATGTACCGAGAGTCATTTCTTTTAGTGATTCTAATGTTAGATCGGGTTCGATACTACTATTTTTTGATAGACGATATAGTTCGTCAGCTATTCTTTTACCGAATGCTGTATCTGAAGGATAATGTGCTCCAGCTACCATTCTACTATCGGCTACTCTTTGACCGATATCTAATATGTTTTTTCTATGTTCTAATGGTACTTGATCTGCTACTAACAATGAAATTAATCGACCTGATGAAGCGTGTCCAGACGGATAAGCTGGTGTGTCTGCTGTTTCTAATGGAAATGCTTCTAATGGTAAAGACATTTCTTTAGCTAATTCAGCTGGTCTTATTCTATTGTAGTGTCTTTTAAGAGATAATATGATACTACCTCGTTGATAATCTAACTCTTTAATTCTATCCCATTCAACTTCTATACCGAAATCTTCTAAGTAATCTTTGAAAGGTTTAATGACTTTCTTATCATACATAGTCATTTCAGTTTTCCACACTTTTCTTTTACTACCCAATGACATGAGGTATCGTAATTCGTTATGCGTTTCAGTTGAACTATTTTTAGGAGGTGGGTAACCTTGCCATTCTTCAAGATCAAAATCCTCGAACGCCGGATAGGGTCGAGCTAATTTTTTTAATCTTTTACTGTTGTATTTACCTTTGTGTCCTAATTTATCTAAACTGTCTACTGATTCTTCGTTTAATTGAGAGAATGTCTTCATAGGTAGTATTTATGTTAATACTATTTTTGAATTCTATGATTAGATAAGAACTTCTCTATCTTTGCGATAGACTCGACTAATTCTTCTTGTTTCTCTTTATTTTGGTGGGATTTTTTAAGAACAATTAGTTCTTTTTTGAGCTCAACTTTCTTAGAGAGTAAGTCCATTAAAGACTTACTCTTAATAGTACCTTGATCTTGACTATGAGTTGAGGATTTCATTGAGTTGATTAATTGTATCATCTGCCGTAGTATGTAGTATTCCTATACCACCAGCATCTCTGAAACATTTTACATTCTTTTCTCTATCGTCAATCAATACTGATTTTCTGTGAGCGAAAGCTGCTTTCTGACTACCTTTGAATGTAGGTATAATAATCAGATTGTTTGTAAAATGTCTTTGGATCCATTCTATTTTATCTTGTACAACTATAGTTCTGTTAACAGTACCAGCAGCAGTCAAAATTTCTGTATGAATACCAGAGTTCATAGTCCAGTCAACGAGTTTCCACGCATCAGGTAGAGGCTCCAACTTTCTAAAAAGATGTCTAGCCGTAAGTTCTCTCTTGTTTTCATCATAGATGTCACTCATTCCTTTTAGATCAACTTTGTGACCTAACATATCTTCTAAACCTCTTTCGAAGTTCGCGAGAACTCCGTCCATGTCTAAAAATATTTTCGTTATTTTTTTATCATTTTCCATACTGTTAGTATAACAAAAGTGTACCTGCGGTATCAATCATATTTTAAACCTTCTGTTTTTTCAGAACTAATTCTTTTACCTGTAGTTGTTTGATCCATTACCGGTCCAATATCAACTAATTCATCTTGAGCTGACTGTTCACAATCATATAATCTCATCTTTGATCTATCGACACCCAATACGAATCTCTTATGATAACCAGGATCATTGTATCTATTCTTTAATTGTTTTACCATTACTTGATCAAGTTCTTGCATATCTTCTGTAGATATCAAAGCGAACATAAAGTCTGCTGTTGCAGGTAATCCGAATGATTCAGAAGTATCTTCAAGACCTACATCTGTAGATACAAAACCTGTTCTGTTCGTTTGTGTTGCCGACATAATCGGAACATCAAACTCAACTGCTAACCCTCTGAGTTCTTCTGCTATACTCTTAACATAAGTGTAAGTATTAACATTACTACCAGGTCTTACTCTGAATGATGCACATATATTCAAGTAATCAATAAAGATAATATCAGGTTTGAAGTCTCTTTTTAATTGCAAGTTCTTGTAATAAATCCTCTAAAATGATTACTGTTTGCAGATGCAGTAGGATATTCTTTAACAATTAACTTACCAGATGTTTTCTTCATAATCTTTGCCATCTTATCATCAAACATTTTCTTCGGTAAATCTTGCAAATCTTCCATACTGATATTCATCAAGTTTGCATCTATTCTTTCTGCGATTCTTTCTTCTGCNNTAAAGAGATATCTAGTAGATTCGCGTCAATTCTTTCAGCGATCTTTTCTTCTGCCATTTCCATTGTGATGTACAATACATTCTTACCTTGTAATAAAGATGATGATGCACAATGACACATGAATAGAGATTTACCAACACCAGTACCTGCCATACAGATATTCAATGTTTTATTCGGAAGACCACCTTTAGTGATCTTGTTCATAAGGTCTAAATCAAAAGGTATTCTTTCTTCTTCTCTATGCATGAACTCATATCTTGAATCCCAATCTTCAATGAAGTCATGACCTATATTACTGTCAAAAGAAACAGATAATGCTTCTCTGAGTATATCAGGTATCTCACCTTGTGCACCTTCTTTGTCTTGTATGATTGAGATAGAACTCATTACACCATTGTATACTGCTCGATCTTTACACCACTTTTCAGTAGAATCAATTAACCATTCATCAGGTGTTTGTGTCGTGTCTTCTTTGATTTCACGAATCAGAACCATTGTATCTGATATAAGTTGTTGATCAACACCTTCGATCTCATCAATATCAATGATGAGAGCTTCAGTTGTCGGTGGTGTCTGATATTTTAGAAAGTATTCTCTAATTTGTTTATAGAGAAATTCTTCATCTCTTTCTTGAAAGAACTCACTCTTAATGTAAGGTAATGTCTTTCTTATGAAAGGTTCATTCTGTATCAGATTCTTGAGTATCGTCTGTTCTAGTCTCGTTGCCATATTTAAATTCTTGTCTCGCTGCTTCGTCTAATTGATCAAGTACTTCTTGAGTAAAATACTTTTCCGGATTGTTATTAATAGTCTTACCAAATTGTGTTGTACCATCAGGTAGTTCTACTCTCGTTGATGATTGTTTGAAGATACCATACTTGATTGCTAATTCTAGTAATCCATAATATCTGTCTAACCCACTTTCATATGATAACATTACATCAACCATTTTGTTCTCAACTGTAAGTCTTGATTTCTCATTCTTACAATGAACAATATTTCCAATAACATCTTTACCGTCTTTCTCTTTCTTCTTAGACAAAAAGATAATTGATGATGCTGCGTACTTAAGACCTGATCCACCACCCATTACTTTCTTCGCGAACAATCCCATTTCATCATAAGTATGATTCGTTACGATTAATGGAACACCTGCTTTACCTAACTTAAGAGTCAATACTCTAAAAGCACCTTTAACTAATTGTGCTCTCGTCATATCTTTAGTCTCTGCTCCAGACGCTGTGTCTTCAATCTCTTTAGTTGTTGATAACATACCAAGTGAATCAAGTACAAAACACATCTTCATGTCTGTCTTGTCTTTCATATATTGATCAAGAATCTTAATAGATTGAGTTCTGAACTCTTGAATTGTTGTTACAGGTACAATCACGATTCTTGAAGAATCAATTCCTCTTTCCTCGATCATGTCTTTTGTGATTGCACTTTCAGACTCAAAATAGATAACTGCCGAATCCGGATTATCATCTAAGAATCTTTTACACATTCCAAGTGCGAAGAATGTTTTACCTGTTGCTGATTCACCTGCTAACGCTGTGATCTTATTACTAGGTAATCCATCATATATTGAACCAGATAAGAGAGCGTTAAAGATATACGAACCTGTATCAATGTAACCACTGACATCTGCTGCTTGTACTCCGTCTTCTACAATAGAAGCGAACTCATTACCTGTTGTTTTTACTAAGTTTTTCAAATAACTCATTATTTATCTCCATAATTTAACTGTTTCTTTCTTTTCTTCTCATAGCTTTCAAACTATTATCATAATCTATATGTTGTCTAATCTCTTTTTTCCAAGATTGTATTTCCATGTAAACAAGACCCAATAAGAACCATGTTACAAAATGAAAAGACAAGAAGATTAATTGAATTTCAGTCATATATCTATTATACTACCGAACTTGTATCTGTCAAGTTTTTCATAGTCCTACCCAAAAAATGAATCAAGTGTACTAACAGGTTCTGTTGTCCACCCGATCTTATCTAATATTACACCTAGAGGTTCGACAAAAGATTTTTGAAATTGTGTATCGTAATCAATATACGGTTCTAGTTCGAACTCTTTAGGTAACGCTGAAACAAAAGAAATAACATTCTCATTCATTATATTAGGTAGTTTCATATAACAAAACTTAACTTTCTCACCATTCTGTATCACAGGATATTTCTTGTCTATATTGTATTTATATAAAAAGTTATTGTAAAGTAATGATCCTCTTACATGAATCGGTGTACCCTTGTTATAGATAGAAGCCGCGTTGTAATATTTTTTGACATTTTGAACACCACGAGGAAATGATATTTCTTCTATCGGTAATTTGTTGAATTCATTTCTTGAATTAGTAATAAAATCCCATACATCATTTTCAGTACCATTCATTAATGTACGAATACCTTCTTCTAGTTTCTTTCTACACCACATCGGTGTTGAAGACTTCGCTGTCTCGATACCCATCATTTTTAGTTTCGGTGTTTTGAATCTTACACCTTCTGAATCATGTACATTGAGAATATATCTTTTCTTTGCTGTCCATATACCTTTGTCTGCTATGACTTCTCTACCCATTTCCATTTTATTCTGATACGCGTTTGTATAAGAAGCTAGTTCTTCGTAGTTAGAATTAATCATAGGTTCTATTTTTTCTTTCGCGATAGTGTCAAGAAACTCTACAGGATTCTTCGGATTGACTCTATCAACTAAATCTTCAAATGTTACATAGATTGAATCTGTATCAATCGCGACAACATAATCTTTATCAGTCTCAAGTAATTTATTAAGAAACTTGTTAACAGCTCTTTCTACCCACTTGATACTTAACTGACCTGATTTTGTAATACCTTCAGCGATCTCTCTGTTGAAGTATCTGAAATACTGATTACCTAGAGCTCCATAACAACTATTAAGTGAAATCTTTCTTACCATTTGATTGTTATTGTATTTAACAATCGCGTATTCACATTCTTTTCTTTTAACTAAATCATTCTTGTCGATTGTTTCTAGTTCTATCTGTTTGTCAATCATCTTTCTTTTGAACAAGACTCTTTGATCATACATTTCTTCTAAGAGTTCAGGTAGAAATCCTTGTTTATCAGTTCTAAACAAAGCACCATTAGGTGTGACTGTTGTTTCAGTTAACATACTGAGATCAACTTCACCTTCTAGTAATTTATTTACATTGATTTCTTGATTGAATATTTTCTTTTGATAAGTGTCCGGACTCATATTGTATTGCATGATCAAATGAGGATATAGACTGTTTAAGTCAAAAGACATTACCCATTTGTGTTGTCCGACTTGAGGTTCTTTTACATACGCTCCAATGATTCGTGAATCTTGAGCCAACTTCTTCGGTGGCGGAACCATACCTCGTTTCTTCAAGAAGTTGTATATCAATAAATCCCAATATCGAACTGATCCAAATACATCTTCAAAGTTACACTTCGCTTGATATGCCATAGTAATAACTAACTCCATGAGTTGTAGTTTATCGTCTAGTTGTTCAACAAGTTCTGTATCTCTGATATTATAATCTAAAAACTTTTGATAATCATTTCTGTAGAATAGATGCATCGCTCCGAACTCTGAGTAATCAATTTTCTTTTTACCTAATTCGACTTCTGCTATATGATCTAATCGATATGTTTCTCTTGTAATGTATGTAAACTTTTTATACATCTCAAGATAATCAAGAATCGCTACACCTGCTATGTTGTATGAGATCATTTTCTTTTGACCCATATACAACCATTCTCTTGATGTAATTAATTCATGTGGTGATAACTTACGAACTGTATCCCAATCAAAGAGTTTCCAAATACGATTAACAAGATACGCGATATCAAAAGTCTCAACATTCCAACCTGTAATGATGTCAGGTTCTAGTTCATCCCATATTCTCATGAACTCTAAAAGTAATTCTTTTTCATGTCGTGTCTTATGATAGATCACATTCGGATCATCATTCTTGTATTCAAAGTTATCAATACCAATCACATGAGTTTCTTTATGTCCAAAGAGTTTCATAGTAATCGCGTTTACTCTTTCTTCTGCTTCTGTCGGTTCAGGAAATCCGTTCTCACACTCACACTCAATATCAATGTTAAGAATATTAATGTTCTTAATGTCAAAGTCTATATCAGAAGGATATGTCTCAGCGATATAAGTGTACTCCCATTGTTCAAGTCCATGAATATCAATACCTGTGTTGTCATATTGTTTCTTCCAATGTCTTGCTTGACTCGGAGAACTAAACTTCTTTGACTGTAGATACTCACCTGCTATTGACTTGTGAGCTGTTGGTTTGTTTGTAGGGATATACAAAGTCGGTTCGTATTTCAATCTTTTGATATACTTTTCACCATTCTTAACACCTCTCGCGAGAATGAAATCTTTGTATCTTTTAATGTTAGTGTAATAATGCATATAATCTATTATAACAGCGGTTTGCCATTATGTCTATACCAATGTGGTTTTTGTTTTATTCTTTCTTCTATTCTTTCTCTTATGATAGCTCTGTCTCTATCAGTAGGTTTCCAATCATTGTAATAGTCTGTTGGAAATTGTGTAACTTTAAATAAGCGTGTCTTATCTAATTTAAAGTTTCTTTTAGTTAATTCAGTTTTTATTTGTTCGTATCTATTATAAAGATATTTACCTTTATCATAAAAGAACATGACATGACCTGTACCCAAAGTTAATTCTTTAGGGATTCTTTTCTTATCCCACTTTGGCGATGCTAGTGATTTTTGAAGAGCCGAACCGATCATGAATATCTCTCGATATTCTGCCATTAGATGTTGATCGGTAAGTTCTTCTACAGGTAATATATTTATTCTTGTCAAACTACTCTATCAGGTATGAAGTGATCTTGAACAGCTTTTAGTTTTTCTTCGGCTGTAGTTAGTTTTTCAAGTTGTTCATCAATAGCTCCGACAAGATCAGAATGTTCTCCAATCCCAACTGAACTATTCATGTAAACAGTAATGTTAGCTTTAGCTGACGCTACTTCACCTTGATATCTCAATATAAGAGCTTCTCTTAATTGTTTATCTATATTCATAATATATCCTTTTGTTTATATAGACCTAAGTCTATCCATTAATCTATGAGCTCTGTTATAGACTTGTTTAGCCCATTTAGAGTCAAGACCTTGTATCGATGCCTCGACCCAATTACCTTCATTGAGTGCTGAGAACATCATCTTAAACTTTTTAAGTCTAGTAATACCTAGATTAAAAGCCATGTTCGCGATAATGAGTTTTACTTCTTCTGGATATGTAGCCCATTCTGATAAATGACCTTCACAATCATTCAGAACATTTCTAATATCTTGATAAAATAATTCATCACATCTTGTTTGTGTAATTTTATAACCTACACCTTGACCATACTCTATGTCACCTTCTAAGATTAAATGTCCGACTCCTACTGTAGGATATCCAAGATGATCTAAGTATACTTCAAGTACAACTCCTTCATCTGCAGACACTTCGTCTTTCAATCGAACCATAAATTCTTTACTATATTCCATTTTTTAATTCCTCTATGCCTTGGTTGGCTAGTAATTCTATGAGAATATTTCCCATAAGTTGATTAAATTCTTCATCCTCTGAAATTGTTTCTTTCATTTCATCAGGACATGAACGAACAGCTCTCTCAAAATCTAATGTTGGTATTTCAGATTCTTCTCTAGGTATAAAATTAATTTTACCATACTGATAGATTATATCTTTATAAGTACCTTTCAGAATTTTGATAGCTCTTTCTCCATTTTGATGAACAACCTCTGTATAGAGACCATCATCAAATAATGGATAATGAGTATTTAGTTCTTTATCTTCCTTGACCACGATATTTCTTTAGCTGTCTTTTCTTATCTTTGTTCATAGTTGAAGTACCGATTTTAACTCGTCTACCTCTACCACCAACTCCAATAGAACTAGTCTTAGAACCTCGTAGTCTTTCAGATTTTCTATAAAGTTGAGCCATTATCTATTTTCAGCGTAAAATAATAAAGCTACAAATACTAACAAACTAAAAAAGCCTGTTGTTGTATTTAAAACTTCAAACATTGGTTTCATGTCATATCCTACTAGAAGACTTGTTACTACAAATAATCCAAACAATGAAGCTACAAGTTGTATCAATCCAACTGACTTCATTACTTAGGTTTATTTTTAGAGCCTTTAGGTCTTCCACGACCTCTCTTAGCAGGTGTTTTCTTAACAGCTGTTTTTCTTACTTTCTTAGCTGGGGTTCTTCCGTCTTTATAAGCTTCGTTAGTACTCGGTGTTGATTTATCATCACGGACATATCTACCTTTACTATCTCTAGCTCTTTCACCAGACGGTTCACCTAACATGAAAGTTACAAATTTATTCCAAATTCCCATTTTTTTCCTCGTTAGTTTTATTTAATTGTGTAATATATGGATCTGTATAATCTATATAGTCAAGTTCAGGATCATACTTTTTAAACAAGTTCATAATATAATTTTTAATTTTCCTAAACATACTATCTATTATAACAGCAAAAGCTGAGGTGTCAAGTTTTTTGACACCCCAAACTATAGGTTAGTTATTCAGCTAAGAATTGTTTCTTATCTGACGACTTGAGACTCCCAATCTCAATAGTTCTAGCTTTCTTTTCTTCTGGAACTACTCTTTCAGCATAAATGGTTAGAATACCATTTGAAAGATCGGAACCTTTAACAACTACATCTTCTGCTAAAACAAAAGTTCTATTGAATTTTCGTTGTGAGATTCCTTGATGTAAAAACCCATTATCTTTTTCACCAATGTCACCGTTAATAGTAAGATTGTTTTCTTTAACTGAAATAGTTAAATCATCTTCACTAAAACCAGCCACAGCTAATTCAATAAGAAAAGTATCTTCTACTTTACCTTTACGAATATTGTAAGGTGGATAATTGGTTTGTGGGATTGATCGAACTCTGTCTAATGAATTGAATACATTATCAAAGCCGATTGTGAATGGAGATAAATCTCTCCAGATTTGCTCATTAATAGTCATTGTGACCTCCTTATGTTAAGCAAGGTTAAAAAAATAGACCCGAACCTACGGCGTCTACATTTATATTTATAACAGTTTTATTAACTGTTTTTCATATATTTAACCATTAGTTCATCTTTTTTAGACTCCCAAAGTTTTTTCATCTCTGGGTCTTGAGCTCTATTCATAGCTTGTCTAAGAAAAAAGATTCTCTTGGTTAAAGATTTAGGTTCTAACCTAATAGGTATAGCACTCATAAATTTCCTTCTTCTAAATGTTGTTTATTACCAATATTCTTTTGTACTTGATTCGATTTAAAACTGTTTGTTTGAATTTGTTGTTTGGATCAAAGTCATTGATTGAATGACGATTAACTGTAGCCCTACAAGTGAAAACATCACCTTCACTTAATATGTGAAGTTCATCATTTTTTATAAATGGAACTCTTATTTGTGTCATATCTGAGAAACACATTAACTGAGCACCTTCTTTATTCATAAAATTATGAACTGTAAAACCTCGTCTTGTTTCATAGTTACCCATATACTTAAGAGTCATATCATATCGTTTCTTTTCTGTACCAACATAAACTCCACCTGGAAGTATGTTTTTATTAGATTCTCTTAATTTTTCTTGTTCAGCTTTCTTTTCTATGTATCTTCTAGTTCGCTTAACACCTTCAATTTTTCTATCTGAAAGAGGGTTATTCTTACAAATTCGATCATAAATGTCACCTACAAAACCATTGATGTTCTGATTATCTTTGATCCATTTAAATAA